CCGGCTTCCGACGCCCAGGATGTCCCCCGCCTGTTCCCATACGGTCAGGCCCCGGGCGCGGTCTCCGCTGCTCAGGGGGATGATGGCTTCCGGGCCGTCTTCTGCGACCTGGGCCGTGTGCGGGGCGTACAGGATGCCGCCCTCCGCGTGGGCGCCCTGGCCTTTTCCGGCGTCATAGCCAGCGCCAAATGCGCCGGATATCGTATCCCACAGACTGGTAAACCATCCAGAGACAGCGCTCCACCACCCGGACACGGTTGAGGCGATGCTGCTGGCCCATGCCGTGACCTGTGTGGAGACTGCGGTGGACACGTCGGTCCAAAGGTTCGTGAAAAAGCTCGGGATGCTGTCGGTGAAAAATGTGGCGACCTTGTCAAATGCGGAGGAGGCCCATGCGGGGATCTTTTCCGTCACGAAGGCCGAAACGTCCGACCACAAATTGCCGAAAAACGTGGGGATGTCCTCCCCGAAGAATTTGGCCGCCTTTTGGTATGCCCCATCTGCCCAGGTGGGCAGGGTCTCGGTGAAAAACCCTTTTACACTTGCCCACAAATTGCCGAAAAAGGTGGGGACGGTTTCGCCGAAGAACGTGCTTGCCTTGGCGGACACACCCTCCACCCACTCCGGCAGAGTTTCGGTCATAAAGGTCGAAACGCTCGACCAAATTCCGCCGAAAAAGCCGGGAACGTCCTCCGTGAAAAAAGTGACTGCGGTGTTGTAAACGCTCTCGGCCCACGACGGGATTGTCTGGGTGAAGAACGTACTGATGCCCTCCCACAGGCCCCCGAAAAACTCCGGAACGGTCTCTGTGAAAAACGTGGCTGCGCTCTCGTAGACGCTTTCGGCCCATGTCGGCAATGTGGACGTAAAAAACGTGCTGACGCCGTCCCAGATCTCTCCGACCTTTGCCGGCAGGGTTTCAGTGAAAAACGTCTCCGCCATGCCGAACACATAACCGGCCGCGTAGGGAATCGTCTCCGTCAAAAATGTTGGGATGTCCTCAGTGAAAAAGCTGCCGATCCTGTTGCCGACCTTTGTGCCAAATTCTCCGACCGCCGTAGCGGCTTTCCTGGCTGCGCCTGGGATCGTCTGGGTGAAGAAATTGGGGACGGTCTCGGTGAAAAATCCGCCGACGGCCGTGCCGACCTTGTCGGCAAATTCGCCGACAGCGGTGCCAACCTGGGACGCCGTGGCTGGGATCGTCCCCGTGACGAATGTAGGCAGGGTTTCGCTGAAGAAGTGCCCGATGTCCTTGCCGGCGGTGTTGAGCCAGCCTCCTTCGTCGGTGCTGTCGCTGATGGCTTTGCCTGCCGCGTTTCCGCCGAGGAGAGCTCCGATTCCGCCCACACCTGCGCCCACAAGGGCACCGATGGCGGTGCCGATGCCGGGGACGATGGAGCCGATTGCTGCGCCCACGCCAGCGCCTGCGGCGACCATGCCGCCCTTGGTGCCTGCGGTGACGTATTCGTCTTTTGCGCCCTTGGTGTCGCCCTCCTTGCTCTTTCCGATGCCCTGGATGACGTCAATGCCGGCGCTGACCAGGCCAAGCACGCCGCCGATGATGCCGCCGGTGCCTGCTGCGCCTGCAGCTGCTGCTCCGGCCGCGGTGGTTGCTGTGCTGCCCAATGCTCCGCCGACGCTGCCAAGGGCTCCTCCGATTCCGCCCTCGACCGCGAGAAGCGTGCCGTCTGCCGCGATGACGGACGACGTGGAGCCGGCCTGCAGGATCGTCCCGACCACGCCGGTCGCGGATGTGACCCCGCCCGCGGCTGCTGCCGCACCTCCGGCTGCCGCTGCGCCTCCGGCGACTTCCCCCGTGAGGAGAAGTGTGCCCCCTCCGGCCGCTGCTCCGCCTGCCGTCAGAAGCCCGCCGCCTGCTGCCCCGGCGCCGATTGCGGTGCCTGCTGCGGCTCCGCCGGCGCCCGTGAGAAGGTTGGACGCTGCCCGGATGGCCTGGCCCGTCTCGACGACCTTGCCGCCGTTGACGATGACCGTGCTGGCCGTGACCGTCATGGTGTTGGTGGCGTAGCTCTTTAGTGCATCCAGGCCGCCCGTGGCCGTCCCGGTGCTCTTGCTGCCGAAAAGGTTGCCAATGCTGCGACCGAAATTGATGCCTTTCTGGGCGACGCTTGCGATCCCGCTGATTAGCTTGCCGCCGGCGATGACGCCGGCCGCCGCGATGAGGCCCTTGTGGTCGTTGGCCCACTCGGTCAACGCCGCGCTGACCTGCTCCGTGTCAAATCCTTGTTTGAAGCCCTCGATGAAGCTGCTGCCGATGGTTTTGCCGTCCTCAACGGCGCCGGATGCGTCGAAGCCTAGGATTGCCAGAAGACCTTGGCTGATGCCGCTGCCCAGCGTCTCTCCGAATCCTCCGACTTTTTCCACGAGCCAGGGTTTGCCTGTGCTATCCCACCATGCGCTGAAGGGCTCCGCGACAATCTTGTCCCAGGCAATGCCGATCTTGCCCCAAATGTCCGCATTGGCCCATTCTTCTGAGCTTGTGAATTCCGAGATGGTGGCCTTGAGGCCTGCGATCTTGCTGTCAATGGTGTCCATGACGCGGCCGATGACTGCCTCCACTGCAGGTATTTTGGTCGTGAGCCAGTCCGCGAATTGGCGGACGTATGGGGACAATCTCGACCCCAGGGACAGTTTCACGCCGTCAACGGCAGATTGCAAAAGGGTCATGCTGCCCTGCATGTTGTCGAGCATGGTGTCGCTCATCTGCTGGGCGGCGCCGTCTGCGTTGTAAATGGCCTCGGCTAACTTGTTGTAGTCCTCCTCGGACGTGTTCAAAATGGCAAGAAGGCCCTTTTGCGCCTCCATGCCGGCCACGGTGTTCGCCAGCTCGGATTTCTGTGCTGCGCTCATGCCCATGGTGGCCTTGCGAAGCTCTCCCAGGACGTTGCCCAAATTGCGGGCGCTGCCGTCGCTGTTGTAAAACTCCACACCGAGGGCGCTGATGGCGTCGGCCGCGCCGGATGTGTTGGTGCTCAAACGGGTCAGCATGGAATTGAGGCCCGTGCCGGCCATGGTGCCCTTGATGCCGCTGTTTGCCATGAGGCCGGTGGCCAGGGCGACGTCCTCGATGCTGTACCCCATGGCACCGGCCATGGAGCCCACATACTTGAACGTTTCTCCCATCATGGTAACGTTGGTGTTGGCGTTGCTGGATGCTGCGGCCAGGACGTCCGCGAAATGCGTGGCATTCGATACCCCGGACGCGGTAACGCCGCCCGCCGCCAGGCCGAAAGCCGTCATGGCGTCGGTGACGATGTCCGAAACGGTCGCGAGATCCTCGCCGGATGCCGATGCCAGATGCATCACGCCGGACAACGACGTGAGCATGTCCTTGTTTTTCCAGCCGGCCATTGCCATATACGTCAGGCCCTGGGCGGCCTCCTCCGCAGTGAATTTGGTGGTAGCGCCCATTTCTTTTGCCAAGGCGGTCAAATCCGCCATGTCCTCCGAGGACGCTCCGCTGATGGCCTGCACTTTCGACATGGCGGCCTCAAAACCGCCGAAGGTCTTAATCGCGTCCGCCGTGCTGACGGATATACCCAAAACCGCCCCCGCCTGCAGCAGTGGGTTTCGCAACAGATTAAAAACAGCCTGCAAGGGGGCTGTGGCTTTGTCGATCAGCCCGACGGTGAAATTCCACGCCTTGCCGACCGCGCCGCGGAGCTTGCCCTCGACTGTTGTGATGATGCTGGTGGCCTTATCAACCGCGTTGACGGTCATGTCCCAGCGCGACCCGGTCATGGTTTTCAATCTGCTCTGCGTGTTCTGGAGGGTCTTGTCGAATGCGCTGACCTTTTGATCTGCCGAATGTAGGCCTGGCCCGGTTTTATCTTCGACGATCAGCTCCTCTGTGATCCGCATGGTCTCAGAGGCCATTTACCCCCCCCTCCTTTGCTTTTTCCTCATTCTCTAACGTGACCATCATGGAGGCGAGGCAAAAGGCCCGGACGCCCCTCGGCGCGTTCCAAACCGCGTCCGGCATGATGCCGACGCGCTGGAAAATCTGATGCAGCAGCGTGGCGCGGCCTCCCGCCTCAATCAGTTTTTTGCGACTTCTTCCTCGGTCATTTCGTAGCCGCTGATACTGTCGATCTTGTCGCACACGGCGTTTTTCTCTCCGGCCTTGAGCAGAATGTCCACGGCCTCGATGCCGGTGGCCAGGTCTTTCGCTTTCCAAAGCTGCTTGTTGTCCCACACCTTAGTCCGGTCCTCCGGGATGGTGGCCTCGTAAATCAACATGCAGCGGTATTTGACCGTGTCCACCTCCTCCGGGATGCGGACGCCCGCATTGGTCCTGCTCTTGACATACTTCGTGCAGCGTTTCCTGCACCGGGCGAAATCCTCTTCGCTCAGCGGATGGATACGGAAGGAAAACAGATCCTTGCCCTTGCGGTTGATGACGATCTCGACAGTTTCGCTCTCATCGTGT